GCTTCAACCAAACCAGCTTTTAAAGATGTGCAGGAGCCTCGGAACCTCCGCGCCCTGTCTTTGTCTACTACTGAATCGGTACTCAACTCTCAAGCTAGCGTGACGATTGAAGCTGGTGCGAGTGGTGTACGCCACGTTGCCGATAGCTTCAGTTTTCATGTGTCTCCAAATGCGAGCGCAGTGCTCGCCGCCGGTACTGTGCGTATATCGGTGATCGACGGAGCCAGTGCTGCAACAAGCTATTTATGGACCGACGTGTTGCATATTGATTCTAACGGAGCAGAACCTGTCTCCTTTTCCAACATGGGATTGACTGGAACTGCTGCAACTGCCTTGACCGTCGAGTTTGATGGTGCGGTATCGACAGCATGGACTTCACTGAATTTAGGATATTTTGACGTAGGGCCGTAAAATGCCTCAGACACTCACATACATTCCAAGCGAAGGAAGTCTGGTCGGCATGACAGACCATTTCGGAATGGCTGAGTTTGAATATTGCTCAGTGAATCAGTGGCTACAAGTTTGGGCTCCAGAGACTGAAATCGGAATTGCCGGAGGATGGGGTTCAGGAAAAAGCATGGGTGGCATTTATCGTGCCACTCGGCTTTCCTGCTACTATCCCGGGAATAAGGGCGTCATTGGTGGCTATGCCTCCACCGATCTTGCTGCCACCACGCAAAGTGACGCCCTTGAATTTTGGAAAGAGGCCAATCTTTTAGAAGATTATGTCCAGCGTGGTAAATATAAAGTTCCCACAGCGGTCTTACGTTGCCTCGATCCTGAGACCAATAATATTATCCCTAATCAATTTTCAGAAGTTTTATTTCTCCATTTAGATGACCCGGATCATTTGCGTTCCCATAAGTTCGGATGGGGATGGATTGAAGAGGCGCATCGGTGTACTCAAAAAGCACGGGACACGTTGATGTCCCGTTTGCGCCTCAACGGGTTTGAGGATATTTATTCACTCTGGGAAACCTGGAACCATAATGGGCATGATCGTTTGTATGAGTATTATTTTAATCCTGAAGGCATGCAGCTTTTAAAAAAGAAAAAGCTTAAAGCCTGGACTTCACGCCGTGCGATTAATGCTTCAACCTACGAAAACCGCTTCCTCCCTCCTTCCTACATCGAAAATATGGAAAATTCTTATTCAGAGAAAAAGCAGCAGATATTTCTGCATGGCTCTTTTGAAGAATTTGAAGGACAGATTCACGAGGAATGGGATCCGATGGTCAACGTTATTGATCTCAATGATCCCGAATTTACCAAACAAGGAAAGCTCCCTTACGGAATTCCAGAAACATGGAATCGTTTGCTGGCGCTAGATGTGGGCGGAACAGACCCGTGGGCATGGCTCTGGGGTGCAGTCGATCCTTGGGGTAATTTAATTATTTACGATGAGATTAATCGCCCTGGCACTCGTGTGGAACCATTCGCCACAGAAGCGACACCGAAAATTGGGTCATTAAAATTTCAGTCCAAAGTGATTGATTACGAGAATAAGGTGGTTGCTGGAGAATTACGGGATCACGGTATTAATTTTACTAATGCAAAGAAGCAGAATAAAAACGATTCCATATTTCGCGCAGATGGCTATATTCATGCTAATCCAAATCATAGTTTTCCTGAGTGGCATCCGAAGTATGGCGAAAAAGGTGCGCCACGATTATTTGTCAGTCGGAAGTGTAAGCATTTGATTAAGCAGATTCCACAGGCGCGATGGAGAAAAAAACGGGGATCGGATGTACTCGAAAATGAGCTGGACCCCGATTCTGGCCCAGATGATTCCTATCATGCATTTCTGTATATGTTGCGTGAGTTGCCTAGACCATCAGAACTTGACACAAGCATCATCGAATATATGCGACCAGAACTGAGCCAAATGAGTCGTATGATGCACTTTCAGGAATTGATCCGAAAGCAGGAAGATGAAAAACGTAAATGGAGCATGAATATGGGGGCAGGCTGGAAACCTCCAAATCAAACGACGTTTGGTATCCCTAATCATTTACTGGAGAAGGTGCAATGAAGTTAAATGTTGGAGAGCGCTTGAACTTGGTCGCTTTAATGCCAACAGAGGCTTCAATTAGAGCCCATAGCATCCTGTATAAACTTCGAGAAGATTTAAGTTTAGATGAAGAGGAATGCTTGCATTACCAGATTGTCAAGAAAGTAAATGAGAAAGGGGATGTTCACACCATTTCTTGGGATGTATCAAAAGAAGATGCAGAAATTCCCATTAGCGATGAAGCGCGAGAAATTATTATCAGTCATTTTAAGACGCTTGAGAGTCAGGGTGTGGCTGTCTCTCAGTCTGCCTTTGAGCTATATGAAAGGCTAACATCGGAATCTCAGTCGCCAAAGCTGTATGAGGAGAGTTATGGCTAAAAAGCATTTCCCCACAGGTATTAGCGGAGGGCCGCAACAAAGCGCTCCAACGTGGCAAGTTGATGATTATGGTAATGCCACATTTGCTAGTGTTAATGATCGTAGTTCGAGTAATGGAGGTGGTAGCGGTTCAGTCACCAGCGTCGCTCAGACGTTTACGGGTGGTCTGATTTCAGTTGCTGGAAGTCCGATTACTTCTGACGGTACTCTAGCGTTGACCGTTGCTGGAACTAGCGGGGGCGTTCCTTATTTTAGCGGTAGTACAACTTGGGCGACTTCTGCGGCCCTAGCTTCGGGCGCTCTTGTCATCGGCGGTGGAGCTGGATCGGCTCCGGCGTCAACAACGACTGGATCTGGCGTGATTACGGCTCTTGGCGTCAATACGGGATCTACCGGCGCGATGGTCCTCCAAAACGGAGTTCTGGGAACCCCCTCTAGTGGAACAGCCACCAATATTACAGGTTTGCCTGTTTCCACTGGTATATCAGGACTTGGCACCAATGTTGCTACATTCCTTGCGACTCCATCTTCTGCCAATTTGAGAGGTGCCCTGACCGATGAGACCGGCACGGGAGCAGCGGTATTTGCAACAAGCCCCACTATTACCGGAGCCACAGTTAACGGCATTACGGATCTTTCAGCGACACCCACTAGAACGCTGATTCTGACTGCAGCGGGTGCAACACCAACGACCACAATTGGTGCTAATGTCCCGATTGTTGTCGAAGCTGGCACCAATGACATTGATTACTATGTGGTTGATTTTGATGCCTCTACGGAGGAACGCTGTTTTTGGAATGTTGTTCTACCTGACAATTACGGTGGCGGTACGGTAACTGCTGTTTTCTATTGGACGAATGCATCAGGGCAATCTGGTGAGGATGTGGTTTGGGGCATTAAGGCGAGGGCCTATGCTAATGATAATCCGTTAGATGCCGCCTACGGCACCGAAGTCACAGTCGCTGATGACTGGATTGCTCAGAATGATGTACACGTATCGGCTGCCACGGCAGCCATTACGATTGGTGGTTCTCCAGCGGGAGGCCAGTATTTTGTGTTTAATGTAGGCCGGAAGGTGGCCTCGGATGATCTGACCGGCGATGCGCGATTGCTGAGTGTCAAAATTGAATATTTGGCAAATGCGTATTCTGACTAAACAAGAGGATTATGCCTGTTTCACCACTACTTGAAGAGATCGGTACGGAACTGGATAGTCTGTATGAGCAATTCGAGCCACTCCAAGCGACGTATCTTTCAGCTAACGTAGAATACTTTCAGGGCATTCAAACACCAGAGGTGATTCCTGAAGACGGAGCGACAGCCGCCCCAGATATGAGTCTCCATCCATCAGACCAGGTGGCCGACTGGACTGCATTTGGGGCGACGTTACCTGCTGCCATGAACTTTTCGATTTCGCTCAATAGTTATGAGGGTGTAGCAGGTAAAGGATGGGTGGCGATTGCGACAGTCATCGAAGATGACAAAACATGGATTAAGTGCGAGGGTTTTGGGCCTGAAGATCGGACCCAGGATTGGGCCGAATTGGTACAGACCTAGATAGGATAATAATATGGCGCTTATGACAGACAATCTGATCGCTTTCTGGCAACTCGAAGAAGCCAGTGGTGTGCGTTATGACTCTGAGGGATCAAACAACCTGACAGATAACAACACAGTTACGTCTGCAGCAGGGGTGGTCGGAAATGCTGGTCAATTCACAAGGTCAAATAGTGAATATCTCAGCATCGCAGATAATTCAAGTTTATCAATGGGTGACATTGATTTCACACTGGTTGCCTGGACGTACCTCGACACAAAGACAAATGGCATGGGCATTATGAGTAAGTTCGTCACAACTGGCGGCAAAAGAGAGTACGCTGTGGAGTACGAACCCTCAGTGGACAGATTCCAGTTTGTGGTTAGTGCAAGTGGTTCATCTGGCACATACCTGCAAGCTGGTAATTTCGGAAGTCCATCTACTGCCGCATGGATCTTCATTATTGCGTGGCATGACAGTTCTGCAAATACAATTAACATCAAAGTAAATAATGGAACTGCTAATTCTTCGTCTTATAGTTCAGGGGTGAACGACGACACTTCACCATTTGTGCTTGGAGCTACAAACACCGGGGCTGGGTTTATGGATGGTCGAATCGATCAAGTGGGAGTGTGGAAGCGGGTACTTACTGCTGATGAGCAGACATTTTTATACAACAGCGGAAATGGAAGAGCTTACGCAGGCTTAGATATGCCAGGTTCTGGATCTCCTTCATATGGGGCTGCCGTTGGAAGCGTAGTGATGTATTAAATGAGTAGTTACGAAATAGTAGGTATTGGGATCATTTTAATTCAATGGTGGCTTATTGTGTCTTTGCTCAATCGCGTTTTAAAACAAGCAGGGCAAAAGCCGATTTCACCTTTTTCAGATATTGCTGAGTCGATGCGATCAAAACCGGCTCCAATGAAAATTGAACATGAACGACCCGCAGCTAGCGGTACGCGGAAGGTGCTTCTCTAATGGCTACAGTCATACAACCTGATGATAAAGCGGGGAAACGCTCTCGCTTAGAACAGACTGATGAAGGTCGAGCCTTTTCAGATTTATCCTTTGAGGAACGGCTATCCACTCTTTATCAGGAACATCGAGTAGAAGATCGTAATGGTCGGTTGGCCCTTAATCGGGCCTGGTTTGCTTCGTCCCTGTATTACCAGGGCAAGCAGCGCGTGGCCTATGACCCAGATACCGGCTCCTTAATGTGGTATGACCGGATGCCTGGAGAAGACTATTATGTCGAGAACCAATACCGAAAAGATGTCAATGCTAATATGGCAACTTTGATCCGAAGTCAGATCCAGCCTGAGCCCCGACCAAGCTCTGAAAATCCTGAAGATATTGCTGCTGCGTCGAAAGCAAAAGCAGCACTTCATGTGATCGAAGATGATGTTGCCGAGAAACGTCTTAAAGTTAAAAAGTCTTTGTATTTAACTCTTTACGGCAATGCGTTTCGATACAACGGATTTGAGTATGATGAGAAAAATGGTGTCGAGCAAATTCCTCGGTTTAAGTACGAGGACGTAGAAATTGCAGGAGTAGATATTTGTCCCGAATGCGGCACCACCGTCGAAACAAATGAGAAGACTCCAGTGGAATGCCCTGAATGCGGGGCTATTATGGAGCTTGTGAGCCAAACAGAATCCTTGCCAACTAAGGTTGAGGATGGATTTGAAGAACGAACAAAAGGTCGAAATATCTCCCATATTACAGGGCCGTTAGAAATGTATGCACGCTCCAAATGTACGGAGCTTTCTAATCAACCTTATTTGTTTTGGGTGCGAAGATTGGACGCAGAGACAGTAAAGCATTTCAGGCCAAAGGCTGAGATCGGAACGGCTACTATGGGATCGACAGGAGCTGGAGATGCGGATCTTTCTCAATATTACATTGACGTATTAAGTACCTTGGCAGGCGGTCCAATTGAAGGCACGTATGAGGCTAGCGGCGAAAGATATTACCGCGAGGTCGAATACTCGATGTGTTGGATACGCCCAGAATCATTTAAGGGCGATACAGAACTGAAGCGTAAGTTCCCAGACGGGGTTCAGTTTGAAGTGGTCAATGGAACCTATATCAAAGAGACCGCCAGAAATATTTCGATGGATAAGTGCTGGACTCACTATATCTACCTCCTGAATCCATATTCTTTCTGGGGTGACGGAATGGTCGATGCGCTTCCCATGCAAGACCAGATTAACGAAACTGGATCACTTCTGACCCGTCACCTTCGATTTTCAACTCTTGGAAAGAAAATTTATGACCAGGAGATGATTACTCCGGCATGGCTTTCAAATAATCCTGGTGAAGAATGGATTCCGGCTAATAGGCAGCTGGAGAAAAGTATTCGTGAGGCGGTATTTGAAGTCAATCCGACCCCGTTGTCAGGGGACGTGGGCGCTTGGATGGTTAATCAGCATCAGGCCATGCGGGATATGTCTCGGTCCTACAACCCGTTTCAGCGCGGTGCGAACACTCCGTATTCAGCCGATGTGTTTCAAGCCGAGCAAGCTGCGGGTCAATTTCTACCGACGGTTGAATACAACCAGGAATCTCTCATTACCTCATGTCATCAGCAGTTAGACCTTTTTCGTGAAAATGTAACCGAAGAAAGATCCAGTAAATTCAAGGACAATACAGGTCGCTGGTCACATGAGAAATTCAGGGGTGCAGATTTAGCGAGTGGTTCATTTGACATATATATTGCCCAAGCCGAAAGTATGCCTCGTACTAAGGCGGAAAAGGTTGCCGGTTTGGAATTATTTACCAATATTGCACCGATGCTCGGAGGGTTGTCTCAAAAGCAAAAGATTTATGTTCTTGATATTTGCGGACTTCCAGCCGATGCAAACCCAGACACTGCGGTGAGTCAAAAGGCATATCGTGATATCGAGTCAATTATTAAGAGAAATGAAGATGTAACACCAAATATGTTTATTTTGGGCGAGCAATTGCCTATTTATATCAAGACGATACGTGAGTATCTGATGAGCGAAGAAGGCGATGAGTTGGCAATTGAAAACGCAGACTCTTTCGTCAAAGTGCATGATCTGATGATTACGTCCATTATGATGGCTCAAATGCAAACTGCTGGTATGCCACCTATGGACCCTGAGCAAGCTGCTGCTGCGGGAGGACCGGGAGGGCCTGGTGATATACCCAATATGGGTACTCCACCTAAACTACCGGAACCAGAGTTGGCGCAAGCTCCTGTACCAGACGACCAAAAGATTCCCATGCCGCCATTGCCACCAGGAGTACGGCAAGGCACATAAGAGGAGATTATGAGTACTGAAGAAAAAGCGATAGCTGAGGAATCAGCATCTCCAGTTGATGAGGCGGCAACGCCCGAACTGGACGGAGAAGCTCTCATAGAATCGCAACTCGAAGAACTTTTCGATAGCGATGCGTCCACCGACAAGACTCCCACTACCGAGGCAGCATCTGAAAAAGCACCAGAAAAAGCAGCAGATGCACCCGAAAAGAGTGAAGCTGAGGAAGTAGCGCCGGAAGGATTAGATGAAGACAAACTGGAAGAATGGAGCAAGGTAGAGGCGGAGACGCCCGAAATTCCTGCCGATAGTGAATATCTCAAAGACGTAGTGAAGGTGCTTCCTAATCGGGAAGCCGCGCAGTATGCGATTGAGGCGTTCCAGAAACAGAACACAATGAGTCGTGCGATTGAGACAGGGGATTTAGGTCAGGCGTTGGAAGCAATGCCAGAACTGAAGCCGTTGCTTCAAACTGCCGTTCAAGGCTATTTGACACAAAATGAAGAAGCTATTGTTCAAAACTGGATCGACAAAAATGACCCTGAAAAGGCGAATCCGCAAATCAAAATACTGCAAGAAAAGTTCGACGCGCTAGAAGCAGAAAAAGCCCGTGAAATGGAACAACTGGCTTATCAGCAGAATGATACCGCGATGCGTGACAGAACTCAGGCCATAGATTCTACCGTCAATGAGCTATTCGATATGTTGAAATTTACCACTGAGGAGTCCCATCGGGGCGTTGTAGGTGACTTGTTTAAAATCGAACTATCTAATGATCCAGAATTAATGCAAAAAGCTATAGGCTCGGAAACAAAGGACTTAAAGGTTCTACTCCGCAAACCATTAGCGGCTGCGATCAAAAGAGTACAAGAGTTTGAGAAAACAATTGCTCCTGTGCCTCCTCCAGCTGACACAACTAACGTCATCACCGAAAAAGGTGGTGTTGGAACCGATGCTGAGCAGGATGAGCTAGACGAAGCTGCTCGTTACCTGGCTTCGCAAATAGCAAATATGTAAGGCATCGAGAGGTAAATCATGGCGACAGGAAATATAGACCAAGCTCAAGGCGTACTAAAAATCGTCACAGGGCGCTACACCAAGAACTACGAGTTAGCGGCATTGGCTTATAACCGCGCTAACAAGGGCGCGGGTCAGCCGTTGTCTGATCGTGGTTTTGAGATTCCAACTGAGATCGAGGGTAACTTTGCTCATGGTTGGATGACTGACGGTGGCGATTATCCGGCAGGCGGATCGGTAAAAACGATTCGACAGGCCATTTATTTTAAGGAGTTCATTAGCTCTCTTCGTTTGACGATGCGAGCTATCGAGACGGTAACTTCGGCGGGTGGGAAGGCTGCGATCAGTTCGTGGCTAGAACGCAACGTCGATTCAACTATCGAAGACTCCTATAAGTTGATGAACTTCTATTGCATGGGAACAGGAAACGGCGTACTGGCAACGGTGTCGGCTGCCGCTAATAGCACCACGCAGACGTTCGACAACAATAACAATGTCCGTTATCTCAGGAATGGGATGCGGCTAAGTTTCTGGAATTCGGCTCGAACCGTTCTTCGCGGGTCCGCAACGATCACGAGTTTCCCGACTGCGGGTGACACGACGGTGACGCTGGATTCTGCGGTGAATGTTGCAGCTGCAACAGATGTGGCAACCATTTTTGGTGGCAACAATCAGGCAATTACTGGCCTGAAGGCGATCATTGATGACACATCAGAAGCCAATGTGATCTTCCAGAATCAAAGTCGCAACACCTATAACAATCTGAGAGCGCAGGCAATTGACGCATCCAACGCTTCACTTGACCTGGAATTACTCACCCGAATGATTGGTGCAAACATTCAAATCAGAATGGGTGCCATTGCTCGGAGTGAGTATGAACTGTGGTCGTATCCGTCTCAGACGGCTGCGTTCCAAGCGCTCGGATGGAACCTAAAACGTATTACGGAAGGATCAAAATCAGTCAAACTCGGCTATACCTCATATGAATTTCAGGGTATGCCGTGGGTAGAAGAAACCGATCTTGACAAAGATCGAGTGTATTTTATCGACTGGTCAAAGATTCAAAAGTATGTTGCGAAAGATTGGGGATGGAAAAAGCCTGATGGAAACATCTTGCGTCTCGTTCCTTCCTCGACCAGCGGCATTGCGTATACGTCACAGGCTGAAGGATATTGGGGTGTGGATTGCAACCTTGGATCGCCGGACACACGGGGACTCGGTAAACTCTATAGTCTCTCCGTGCCAACCGGATACTAAGGAGGCACAATTATGGCTTCTAGAAACACTCTGACGAGTGCATTGCCTTACACATGCTATGTCTCAGGCACCGTCACTGGAGATTCGTCAACGCCAACACTGAGTCAGTTGAGTGGAGTATCACCTTCTGACACGGGATGTGTCAGCATTTCAAGGACTGGCGCGGGTGATTACAACATCTCCGTGACTAATTTCAGAGGGCCGCAAGGTAATCTGAAAGGGTTTGGAACAGGCACCACGATCTCAAATATGATCTCGTGTACGTCTCAATCCTTTACTGCCGATACGGATACGGCGGTATTTACCTTTAAAGTTGAAACTGATGCTTCTACAGCGGCAGACAACGGATTCAACTTTCTTTTGTTGGGCGACTAGCCCGGAGGACAAACAATGGCGACATTTATCTACCTATCGAATGACACATCGGATGTCTCCGGGTACTTAAAGGCTTACGTCAATATGCGTAGTCCTAGCGCGACATCTGCGTATGTGCATTCAACAACGACGGTGGCAGCTGGTGTTTTATCATCGACTGCTGATCTAACATTGACTGCTGGAGGAAGTCAGGCAGTCTGGATTACAGAAGAGTTTAAATCGGACGTAGAAGTTTCAGCTCCCATTCTGAATAACGTTTGGGGCGGAGAAGATGCGTCTGGAACGAACGCTCAATTTGCAATCCGATTGGCTGAGTACACCACCAGCGAACAGGCCGCGTTCTATACCACCTCTAATGGTGTGGAACTTGGTACTTCTTCAGCAACCAGAGTCATCTGGGCCGGTGGAGGTGGTCGGGACAATGGAGAATCTGACCCGACAGGCACCACTATTGATGCTGGAAATCGCTTAGTAGTAGACCCTGGTTATACGGGTGTCACAGGCGGCGCCAATACCGCTGCTGGAACCGTATCGTTCCTTTATGGGGCGACAGCGGGGACAACTGGTGACACGTTTGTTGTATTGAACGAGTCAGTCCAAATTAGCGAAACTCAGGTTGGAGCTTCAGGTGCAGCACCAAGCATTCCAGCCAAGGGTGTATCGTACTTCTTGGATCTCGAAAATACAGTACAGGCTGCGGTTGATGCGGGTGCAATCACATCCGACGCAACAGCACAGGCGATTATTGATGAGGCTGCCGGACAGGCACTTCTCAGTTAATGGCAATCGAAATCCTGACGGCGGACGGACATCGAGCTCCGCCGTCGGGGTTCGTTAAAATGCTCGAAAGGTTTGATTCTGACTTGAGAGTCCGATGGGGCGCAGGTCAGGCAATGCCTTTTTTCGGCTGGATTATTGAACGGCGTATTCCTCAAAAGATGAAGGAAAGGGCGCACAGTGAGACGGTTGAAAAGATGAAGCGGGAGAACCCGCATTGGTCTGATGATGGGCGCTATGCCGATCAGGTAATTGTTGATGAACATGAAAATGTCATTCTCAAAAGGGCCTATGACATGCTTCCAGATTGGCACGAGGTTTATCGTTGCATGGATGCCAATGGAGAAGCGATCCCAGAATTAGGGGAATTTGTCATTGATTACCTGAGAAAAAACTATGAGAAGACTCTGTTGGGAATTCCGGCCCTGGCTGAACGGGAGCGCCGAAAGGCAGCCGATGATAAAGCCAAGCGTGATGGAGCCGCAAAACACCAAAGAATAGA